TCGTCTTTTGCAACGCCGCGAAATGGACAGGGGGGGGGTTTGTGATGGCGCGGCCACGCAAGCCGACGGCGCTGAAGCTGGTGGAGGGCAACGCTGGCAAGCGTGCGCTCAACGGCAACGAGCCGGAGCCGATGCTGCTGACGGACCTGTCGCCGCCGGCCCACCTCGCGCCCCGCTCGGCTGAGGTGTGGAACCAACTGGCGCCCATGCTGCGCCGCCTGCAGGTGCTGACCGAGGCCGACGTGATCGCGCTCGAGATGCTCTGCGACTGCGTGGCCGACTACCGCCTGGCGCGCGCCGAGCTGGGCGACGACTTCGTGCGCCACACTGACAAGGGCGGCCAGATGGTCAGCCAGTGGCTGGTGGCCAAGCAGATGAGCAGCAAGCGCGCCGAAGCCTTCATGTCGAAGTTCGGCATGGACCCGGTGAGCCGCTCGCGCGTGATGGTCGATCCGCAGGGCGACCTGTTCGGCAGCGGCGCCGGAACAAACCGCTTCTTCCAGCCCAAGCAGTGAGCGCCGTCGCCGACCGCCCGAAGACTGCCAAGCGCCGCGCGCCGCGCAAGGCCGCACCGGTCGACCGCGCCACCGACTACGCGCGCCGCGTGCTCGAGGGCCAGGTCATCGCCGGCCCGCATGTGCGCGACGCCTGCGCGCGCCACCTGCGCGACCTGCACGAAGGCCCCGCGCGTGGCCTGACATGGAGCGTCGAGGCCGCGTCCGAAGCCATCGCGTTCTTCGAGGAAGTGCTGCGCCTGAACGGCGGCGAGTTCGAGGGCAAGCCCTTCCTGCTCGACGGCTGGCAGGCCTTCATCGTCGGCAGCCTGTACGGCTGGCTGCGTGGCGATGTGCGCCGCTTCCGCGTGGCCTACGTCGAGACCGCGAAGGGCAGCGGCAAGAGCCCGCTGGCCGCCGGCGTCGGCATGAAGGGCCTGACGGCCGACGGCGAGGCCCGAGCCGAGGTGTACGCCGCCGCGACGAAGAAGGACCAGGCCATGGTGCTCTTCCGAGACGCCGTGGCGATGTACCAGCAGAGCCCCGAGCTGTACAGCCGCCTCACGCCAAGCGGCGTGGGTGAGAACGTCTGGAACCTTGGATACCGCGCCACCGGCAGCTGGTTCAGGCCGATCAGCGCCGATGATGGACAGAGCGGCCCGCGCCCGCACGTCGCGCTTATCGACGAGGTGCACGAGCACAAGACCGCGCAGGTCGTCGAGATGATGCGCGCCGGCACCAAGAGCCGGCGCCAGGCGCTGATCTTCATGATCACCAACAGCGGCGCCGGCAAGAACACGCCGTGCGGGATCTATCACGACTACGCCTGTGAAGTGGCGGCCGGCCGTCGAAAGGACGGCACGCCCGCGGTGGACGATGCGTTCTTCAGCTTCGTCTGCGGCCTGGACGATGGTGACGATCCCCTCACCGACGAAAGCTGCTGGCCGAAGGCGAACCCCAGCTTGCAGTTCAAGGGCTTGCCCGGGGTGCAGTACCTGCGCGAGCAGGTGACCGAAGCGCGCGGCATGCCGGCGAAGGAAGCCATCGTGCGCCGGCTGAACTTCTGCCAGTGGACGGCCGCCGTCAACCCGTGGCTGAGCGCCGTGGTGTGGGAACCGTGCCGCGCCGACTTCACCGCCGAAGAACTGCGCGGCCGCCGCGCGCACGCCGGCCTGGACCTGTCCAGCACCACCGACCTCACCGCGTTCGTGCTGCTGGTCGAACCGGCGCAACCCGGCGAGCCCTGGAGCATCCTGCCGTGGTGCTGGCTGCCCGAGGAAGGCCTGGCCGACCGCTGCCAGCGCGACCGTGTGGATTATCTGGCGTGGAAGAAGGCGGGGTTCCTCGAGGTGACGCCCGGCCGCGCCATCAGCAAGCGGCATGTGCTGCAGCGGGTGGTGCAGATCTGCGAGCAGTTCGAGGTGCAGGGCATCGCGTACGACCGCTGGCGCATGGCCGACCTGAAGCAGATGGCCGACGACGAAGGCGCGACGCTGCCGCCGATGCTGGAGTTCGGGCAGGGCTTCAAGGACATGAGCCCGGCGCTCGACCAGTTCGAGACCGCCATCCTGAACCGCCAGGTGCGCCACAACGGGCACCCGGTGCTGACCTGGTGCGCTGCGAACGCGGTGACCGACAGCGACCCCGCGGGAAACCGCAAGCTGAACAAGATCAAGGCCACCGGCCGGATCGACCTAGTGGTGGCGGCGGTCATGGCGTACGGAAGCGCTGCGTCGCAGGACAAACCCATGGACCTGGACGCGTTCATCAACTCCCCGGTGATCGCCTGACCGCATGAGCATCTTCAGCCGCTGGTTCAGTGCGCTCGCCGAGAAGGTCGGCAAGCTATTCCCGGTGCCGGCCACGCCGCTGGTCGACGACACGGCGAACCTTGGCCCAGACGCGGCGCTGCAGATCAGCACCGTCTGGGCCTGCATCGACCGGCGCGCCACCATCATGGCCTCGCTGCCGCTGTTCGTGTACCAACGGCAGGGCGACCAGAAGACCGTCGACCGCACCGCGCGCCTGTTCCAGGTGCTGCACGACTCGCCCAACCCCCGCATGACGCCGTTCGAGTTCTGGCGGGCGATGATGATGAACCACGACCTGCGCGGCAATGCCTACGCGCGGATCGACCGCGACGAGCGCACGGGCGAGTGCGTGGCCCTGTGGCCCATGCCTTCCGACCAGGTGGAGCCTGAAGTGCTGCCCGATGGCCGCATGGTGTTCATCTACACCGTCGACGGCAACGTGGCCGTGCTGGCGGCCGAGAACGTGCTGCACCTGAAGGGCCTGGGCAACGGCACCGTCGGCCTGGCCAAGCTGGAGTTCATGCGCGCCACCACCGACGAAGCGGCCAAGGCGCAGAGCAGCGCCAGCAAAATCTTCGGCAACGGCGGCAAGCCGACAGGCGTGCTCATGATCGACCATGTGCTGCAGCCCGCTCAGCGCGATGCGCTGATCAAGCGCTTCGGCGAGATGGCCAGCGGCAACATGGCCCGCCTGTTCGTGCTCGAGGCCAGCATGAAGTACCAGCAGCTGAGCATGACGCCCGAGCAGCAGCAACTGTTGGAGACCCGGCGCTACGGCATCGAAGAAATCTGCCGCTGGTTCGACGTGCCGCCGGTGCTGGTGCACCACAGCAACGTCACCACCTGGGGCAGCGGGGTCGAGCAGATCATCGCCGGCTTCCACAAGTTCACCATCGGCCCCATGTCCGTCAGCATCGCGCAGGCCGTGCGCCGCTGCGTGATGACGGCGCGCCAGCGCGCCAGCATGGTCGTCGAGCACAACCTGGATGCGCTGCTGCGCGCCGACCCTGCTGGCCGCGCCGCCTACTACGCGACCGGCACGCAGAACGGCTACCTGAAGCGCAACGAGGTGCGCCAGCTCGAGAACCTGCCGCGCGACAGCTCGCCGCTGGCCGACGAGCTCACCGTCCAATCCAACCTGGTGCCCCTGTCCATGCTGGGCCGCACCGTCACCACCGGAGGGCTCAATGCTCCTGCGCAAAACCCTGTCGCTCAGTGACGTGAGCCTGAAGATGGAAGGCGAGGCGGGCCGCTTCAGCGGCTACGCCAGCAAGTTCGGCAACGTCGACGCCGACGGCGACGTGATCGTGCAAGGCGCGTTCGACTACACGCTCCGAACGAACGGCAAGCCCAAGATGTTCCTGGAGCACGCGCCGTTCAGCTTCGGCGCCAGCGGTGCCGCAGCGCTGCCAATCGGCAAGTACATGACCTGCCGCGAAGACGACGTCGGCCTGTACGTCGAAGGCGAGCTCACGCCCGGCATGAGCCTGTCGGCCGACGTGCACGCGGCCATGAAGCACGGCACGCTGGATGGCCTGTCCGTGGGTGGCCTGGTCAAGAAGGGTGACTACGACGAGACCGAAGGCGGCCGCGTCATCCGCCGCTGGACCAAGCTGCTCGAGATCAGCCCCGTGGCCTTCCCGAGCAACGGCGGCGCCCGCATCGAAAGCGTGAAGGGTGGCGCCGGCGCCGATGTGCTGGCCGCCATCGAAGAGCTGGACTCCATCCGAGAACTTGAACGCCTGCTGCGGGATGCAGCCGGCTTCAGCAAAGGGGCCGCCACCGCGCTGGTGGCCCGCGCCAAGCAGCTGTTCGACCAGGGGGAGCCTGGGGAAGCAGAGGCCAAGGCGATGAAGGAAGTGATGGACCGGATCGGCCGCATCACTGCCTGAAGCGCAAGACCTCACCGAAACCACCAGCCGCCCGAGGGCGGCTTTTTCATTCCCGAAGGAAGAACCATGGATCTCGCACAAGTCATCAAGGGCCTGGACGCCATCGAAGCCAAGCTCAAGGCCATCAGCGACAAGGCCGACGGCGAAGTCGCCACGCTCGGCAAGGTCACCGCCGACACCAAGACCGCGCTGGAGAACCTGGGCAACCAGCAGCGCGAGATCGCCGAACGCCTGCTGAGCCTGGAGCAGAAGGGCTTGGTGGCCCCGGCCGCCGCCGCCGGCGAAGACACCTGGGGCACCCAGTTCGCCAAGCACGCCAGCTACAAGGCCATGATGGAAGGCGGCGCGCAGCGCGCGCGCGTGGAGGTGAAGAACACCGTCACGGGTTCGGACACCACCGTGGCGCCCGACCGCAAGCCCGGCGTCGTGCCCGGCGCCAGCAACATGCTGACGATCGAGGCGCTGTACAACTCGCTGCCGACATCGAGCAACGCGATCGAGTTCACGAAGGAAGCCTCCTTCACGAACAGCGCGGCTGAAGCGGCGGAAGGCGCGGCCAAGGCCGAATCGGCGCTGACCTTCTCGCTGGTGAACATGCCCATCAGCACCGTGGCGCACTGGATCAAGATCAGCCGCCAGCTGGCGATGGACAGCCGCGCGCTGGCCGCGTACATCGACACGCGCATGCGCTACGGCGTCAACCGCAAGGTCGAAGTGCAGCTGGTCGCGGGCGACGGCACCGCGCCCAACATCAGCGGTTTCCTGGACACCGGCAACTTCACCGCGCACGGCTACGCCGACGCGGCGCTGGGCGCCACGCTCAAGAAGTTCACGCTGATCCGCAAGGTGGTTGCCGACCTGTGGAATGCCGGCTACATGGCGAACGCCGTGGTGCTGAACGCCGCCGACTGGGCCACGATGGAAACCGAGGCGATGGTGAGCACGTCCACCGGCGTGGCCATCGCCTACGACCAGAACGGCCCGCGCCTGTGGGGCCTGCGCGTGGTGCAGTCCATCGGCATGACGGCCGACCAGTTCGCGGTGGGCGACTTCACGCAGCACGGCACCATCTACAACCGCGAGGGCGTGGTGGTCGACATGAGCGAGTCCGACTCGGACAACTTCACGAAGAACCTCATCACGCTGCGCGCCGAGCGCCGCCTGGCGCTGGCCACCGAAGTGCCGGCCGCCATCCGCGCTGGCGACCTCACCCCGGCCTGATGACCTGAGCGCACCGCGGGCGGCGTAAGCCGCCTGCGGGCACCGCCATGCGACAGCTCATCCAGTTCACCCGCAACGGGTGTAACACCCTGCTCGGCAACTTCGGGCCAGGCGACCGCCTGCGCTGCGCGCCGGACATGGCGAAGCACTTCGTGGAGCAGGTGCGCTGCGCCAAGTACGTGAGCGAACCGCAGGCGCCAGAACTGCAGCCGACCGTCGTGCAGACGCCCGCGAAGGCGCCGGCGCGGCGGCGCAAGGCAACGCGCGTGAACCACCAAACTCAGCAGGCCTTGGAGTAACCACATGGCAGCCACTGTCCAGATCGTCGAAAAGAACGGTGCCGGCGGCACCGCCACCGACAAGACGTCGGGAACCATCCGGTTCAAGAACGCCGACAACTCCACCGTCGACCTGAACAACCCGATGGTGAAGCCCACCTCGGGCACCGACTACAGCTTCGAGAAGTGGCTGCGCCTGAACGTCACGGGCGGCTCGTACAGCCAGATCACGAACATCGGCGCGTACAGCGACGGCGCGAACGGCCTGGGCACGGGCATCGGCCTGTTTGCCAAGGCGGTGACGGCCTACGCCACGCCGGCCGAGGCGACGGCAACCACGGGCTACACGTCGTTCTTCACGTACGTCACCGGCTCGCGGCTCAGCCTGGGTGCGGGGCCGTTCACCAGCACCGGAGAGAAGGGCGACCACCTGGTGATGATCGCCACGGTCGACAACACGGCGACCGGCGGCCTGACGCCGACCGAGACGCTGACGATCGGCTGGGACGAGATCTGAACGTGCCGCAGCCGTTCGAGATCGCGCCGATCGATGATGGCGGCGGGCGCACCGCGTTCAACGGTGCCGTGCGCCTGACCGTGCTCGAGGCCGAAGCCAAGCTGTTCCGGCGCCGCGCCGTGAAGGTCAGCACCGCCAAGCCGGCCGCCGAGACCGTGCTGCCGATGCTGAACGCGCTGGCCGGCGAGATCGTCGCCGACCTCTCCGTGAGCGACGAGGCGCTGCGCGCCAAGCTGGCGCACATCGCCGACCAGATCAAGCCGCGGCAGCCCGGCCAAGTGGAATGGGCCGTGGCCGAACTCAACGGCGTGCGCGTGTACTTCGACGGTCAAGACGTCGTCGTGACGACGCGCGACCTGCAGCCGTAGCGCCATGTTCGTCGCCGGCCTTGCACGCGTGCCGAAGGCGCCTCGAGCGCCTACACACGCCCGCGTGGCGGGCGGCGGCGCCGGTGACGGTGTCTTCCCGCTGCAGATCCACGCCAGCGGGCGCTACCTCACGCAGAACGACGGCACGCCGTTCATCGCGATCGGGGACACGCCTTGGTCGCTGCCGGTCAACTGCTCCAACGCGCAGATCGACAGCTACCTGGCCGACCGCGCGGCGAAGGGCTGCACGGCCATCCTGTTTGAGGCGTGCGAGAAGGTCTACTCGTCGCAGACCCCCGCGTACAACAACGTCGACGGCGTCGCGCCCTTCACCGTCATGTCCCCGGTCAACTGGGTGCTGAACAACACCTACTGGAACCGCGTCGACTACATCGTGAACGCGGCCAAGGCCGCGGGCATGGCCTGCTTCATCACGCCCGCGTACACCGGCTACGGCAGCGGCAGCGACGGCTGGCTCGGCGACTACAGCGGCGCCAGCGACGCCACGCTGCAGGCCTACGGCGCCGCGCTGGCCAACCGCTACACCCAGGGCAACGTGGTGTGGGTTCTGGGCGGCGACGACGCGAACGACGCCGAGGCGGCCGGCAACTACGGCAGCGGCACCACGCCGAATCGCACGAAGCAGTGGCAGATCGTGCTGGGCATCCGCAGCGTGCGCACCACCGACCTGGTCACTGGCCACACCGCGCGCAACGGCACCGGCGCCGTCAGCGGCGAGGCTTACAAGGCCTGGACGACCGGGTACACGGGTTTCAACCTGAACAACGTGTACCTCGAAGAGAGCACCGCCGATGGGCCCGGCGTGGCGGCCACTGCCTACGGCCGCAGCGGCTTCCCGTTCTTCATGACCGAAGCGGGCTACCAGAACATCGACGGCAGTGACGACAGCGGCATGATCCCGGCCATCCAGGCCGTGCTCGGCGGCGCGCTCGCCGGCTGGTTCGCGGGCCACGACGCGCTGTGGCACATGGGCAGCCTGGCGCCGAACAACAGCGGCGCGGCCAGCGTGCTGTCCACGTACCTGTCGGGCTCCTGGGTCATGCACCAGAACTTCGGCGCGCTGCTCGCGGCCTACGCCTGGCACAAACTGGAGCCGAAGACCGACACCAGCCTGGTGACCACCTCGCTCGGCACCGGCGCCACCACCATCTGCCCCGCGCGCGCGAACGACGGCAGCTTCGCGATGATCTGGACGCCGGCGGCGAACTTCACCGTCAACATGGCCGCGCTGTCGCCCAGCAGCGTGCGCGCGCGCTGGTGGAACTACTCCACCGGCGCGTTCACGGCCATCGCGAACTACGCCAACAGCGGCACCCAGGCCTTCACGGCGCCGGGCAACCGCATCCTGGTGCTCGACGCCGCGCCATGACCACCGCCAGCGACAGCTTCACCCGCGCGAACGAAACCCCGGTCACGACGCCGTGGGCCACGGTCACGCCGCTGGGCGGCATGAACCTCACCAGCAACGCGCTCGTGGGCACCGCCAGCGTTGCGCGCGCGTCGCTGTACAACAGCGGCACCTGGGGCAACGACCAGCGCGTGGACGCCGTCATCGGGGCGTTGAGCGCGGCGAACAACTACCCCGAAGTCTGGGTTCGCGGCAGCACCGGCGGCAACGGCTACAAGGTGTACACCGACGGCACCACGGGTGGCACGGCCATCGCCCGCGTCGACGCCGGCGCCGAGACCACCATCCAGGCCGTGGCCGTGGCGTTCGCGAATGGCGACACGCTCGGCATCGGCATCGTCGGCACGACGATCACGCTGTACAAGAACGGCGTCGCGCAGACGCCGACCGCCACCGACGCCACCTACGCCAGCGGCCTGCCCGGCGCAGGCGCCTACGGCGTCGGCACGATCGACGACTGGACGGCCACCGACGGCGTTGGTTCGGCCACCGTCGACCAGGAAGGCGCCCGCCTCGGCGCCGATGACGGCAGCGAAAGCGCCCACACCTGGCTGGCCGCGCAGGACGCGAACGGCACCGTGGCCGTGGGCACCGCGTTCCTTGTGCGCATGCTGCTCAACGGCACGGGCGACGCGGCCAGCGCCAGCCACGTGCTGCGGTACCAGAAGAACGGCGCCGGCGGCTTCGTGCCCGTGCCGGTGGGGTCCGGCAACGCCGAGGTACTGGCCCAGCCCACCTGGGGCGCCGTGGGCACCGCGGCCAGCGGCACCACCAGCTGCACGCCCGCGTACCCCACGGGCATCACCGCGGCCACCAGCAAGCTGTTCTGCGCCGTCACGGGCCGCGGCAACACGGCCGACACCGTACCGACCATGCCCGCCGGATGGACGCGCATCGGTGGCCTGGAGGACGGCACCGGAACATGGGGAGTTGACACCGGCACGCGCCGTGTCGACTTCTTCCAGAAGGACGTGACCGACGGCACCGAGACCGGCACCGTCACCGTCAGCCTGAGCGGCACCACTTCCAACACGCTGCGGGCCAGCATCTTCCGCGTGGAAGTTCCCAGCGGGTACTTGATCGACGTTGATCTCGGCACCGGCGCGGACACCAGCAACGACACCAGCTACAGCGCCTCAAGCAGCACCAGCGTGGCGCTCGATGCCAACCGCCTGCTGGTGCTGGCCACCGCGCAGAACCTGGACACCGGCACGGCCACCAGCCGCGCCGTCAGCGCCAGCGGCATCACCTTCGGCTCGCTGACCAACCGCGCCGACACCGCCGTCACCAACGGCAACGACCACCGGCACATCATCAACTCGGTGCCTGTTTCCAGTGGCAGCGGCACTGTCGCGCCCACGTACAGCTACACCGTCAGCGCGGCCGCCAGCGGGCCCACCGCGTTCTTGGTGCTGCGCGCGCGCTTGGCGGCCACGACCAACGAGATCTTCATCGCGCCCAGCGCGAACATCGCCGCCGGCGGCGAAGCCACCACCGCGCGCCTCACCGCGCCCAGCGGCAAGACCACCGCCGACTTCGTGACCGGTCGCCGCTGGGACGACGAGAACGGCAGCGATGCGATCGACATCACCGTCGACGATTACACCGAACTGGAGTGGTGCATCAACACCCAGTCGCCGGCCGTCAATGGAGACGCTTTCGAGTTCCGTGTGTACGCCGGCGCGTCGGCGCTGGATACCTACACCGTCACGCCGCAGGTGACGCTTGGCGCCGCGCCGGCGTCTTTGCCGCCGATCCGCATCCCTGCAGCGCGCCTTGCGCCGCTGTTGCACTTCTAGGAGAACGACGCCATGTCGGGCATCTACACCGTTCAGTTCAGCGGCGTCGCCGCCACCCTTCAGCAAGACCTGCTCGAGCTGGTGGCGGCTGCCGGCAAGCCCATCGTGCTGCTCGCGTTCACGCTGAGCCAGACCACCGAGCTGGGCGACGCGGCCGAGGAACAGCTGCTGCTGCAGCTCAAGAGCGGCCAGACGACCAGCGGCAGCGGTGGAAGCGCGCCCACGCCGGTGGCCACCGACACCAGCAACACCGTGGCGGCGGGCTTCACCGCCGAGGTGAACAACACCACCAAGGCCAGCGCGGGCACGATCGTCACGCACTGGTCCGAGTCGTGGAATGTGCGCATGGAGAAGGTTGTCACCTTCACGCAGGAACAGCAGATCCTCATGGCCGCCGGCCGGCGCTGCACGCTGGAACTGGCCAGCACGCCTGCCGACAGCATCACCCTCAACGGCACCTTCTGGGTGCAGGAAATCGGCTGACGCGTCATGCGCACGCCGCTGTACAGGCCGCGCCCGCGGGTCATCGCTCGGCGGCGGCTGCTGCCGTCGCTGAACAGTGGCGCGGTCCAGGTCGAGGCCACTGCCAGCCTGTCGCTGGCGGTGCAGGCCGCGCAAGCCGCGACCGCCGGCCTCTCGCTGGCCGTCCAGTCCGCGCGGGCCGCATCGGCATCTGTCGGCGCTGCTGTCCAGGTTTCGCAGGCCGCCACCTCGTCGCTTGGCGCCGCGGTGCAAGCGGCGGTGTCCGCGTCGGCATCGCTCGGCGCTGCAGTCCAGGCAGCGCGCACGGCGACGGCCTCAGCCGATGTCGCCGTGCAGGCGGCGCGCACCGCGACATCCAGCGCCGATGCTGCGGTGCAAGTGGCTCGTGCCGCAGCGCCTTCCGTCGATCTGGCGCTGCAGGCGGCGCAGTCGGCCACGGCCAGCCTGTCGGCATTCGTGCAGGCTGGCAGCGCGGTGGTGTCGTCGCTCGACGTCGCCGTGCAGGCGGCGCGCACCGCCACGGCCAGCGTGGGCGCTGCGGTGCAGGCGCCAGGCGCGGCAACCGCTTTTGTCGGGGCGGCGGTGCAGGCGGCGCGCACGGCTTCGGCCAGTGCGGATGCCGCCGTGCAGGCCCAGCGCTCGGCGACGGCCGGCCTCAGCCTGCAGGTGCAGGCAGGCACCGCCGTCTTCGCGTCGCTTGATGCGGCAGTTCAGGCAGCACGCACGGCCACGGCGGCGCTCGACGTGCCGGTGGCCGTCAGCCGGACGGCGGCCCTGTCGGTCGGCGCCGCAGTGGCCGTGCCGCAGATTGTCGTCACCGGCCTCGACGTCGCGGCGCTGATGGCGCGCACAGCCACGGCCGGCGCGAGCCTGTACGTCGAAGACCCAATGGCCGGCGTGCTGAACCCCAGTGCTCCGCCCGCCCTGCGCCGCGAAGCCGCGGCCCGGCTGGCGAACCTTCAGGCCTCACTGCGCGGCCGCAACACCAACCGGGGCACCAGATGACCGTGAAGCTGATCACCGCGCCCACCGACGAGCCGGTGAACCTGGACGACGCCAAGTTGGTGTGTGGCATCGACGCCGACATCACCAAGTGGGACACGCTGCTGCAGGCCACCATCAGCGCCGCCCGGGGCGAAGCCGAGCAGATCCTCAGCCGCACCATTGCCGCGGCACGCTGGGAGCGCGTGCTCGACGCCTTCCCGGAGAGCGGTATCGAGCTCGCCTGGCCGGTGATCACCTCGGTGGTTTCGGTGAAGTACATCGACACCGCCGGCACGCTGCAGACCTTGCCAAGCACGGCCTACGCGCTCGACGCCGACTTCCTGCCCGGCTGGGTGCTGCCTTCCGCCGCCAGCCCCGCCTGGCCTGCCACGCTGGACACCGCGAACGCCGTGCGCGTGCAGTTCGACACAGCTTGGCATGCCGATGCCGCGGTGCCTGAAGACGTGAAGCTGTGGATCAAGATGCGCGTGGCCACGCTCTTCAAGTACCGCGAGATGCTGGCCTCCGGCGTCAGCGTGGCCGAACTGCCGCGCAGCCACGGTGACGGCCTGCTCGACCGCTGGAGGCTGTACCTGTGAGCCTGCACCTGAACGCTGGCGAACTGGACCAGCTGATCACCCTGCAGGAGCGCAGCGCCGACACGCGCGACGCGCACGGCCAGGCCAATGGCGCGTGGGTCAGCGTGCTGACGGACATCTGCGCCAAGGCCGACACGCGCCAGGGCGGCGACTTCTTCGCCGCCGGCCAGGACCACGCCACCATGCAGGTCACCTTCCGCATCCGCCACCGTGCTGGCGTGCACGAGCGCATGCGCGTGCTGTGGAATGGCCAGGTGTTCGAACTGGTGGGCCGCCCGATCGACGTGAAGGGGCAGGGCGTCGCGCTCGAGCTCGCCTGCGTGGCCGGCACGGGAGAGGGCCGATGATCGGCGCCAAGGTCACCGGCATCCCGGACCTGAAGGCGGCGCTGGCCGGCATCGTGCCCAAACTGCGCGTGCGTGCGCTGCGCAATGCGCTGGCCGCCGGCGCCCGGGTGGTGCAGCGCGAGGCGCGTGCGCAGGCGCCCGTCATCAACCCCAGCAGCGCGGCGGTGCGCAAGGGCTACCGCACACCCGGCACCGTGCGCAAGGCCATCAGCGTACGCACCAGCAAGCTGGCGCGGCGCAATGGTGACGTCGGGGTCTTCGTCAACGTGCGGCCGGCCAAGCGCGGCGCGCGCGGCGCCAAGAACCCGCGCGACCCGTTCTACTGGCGCTTCCTGGAGTTCGGCACCTCGAGCGGCACGCGCGCGTGGGGCTTCCTGCGCCGCGGCGCCGACAAGCTGCCCGAAGCGCTGCAGGTCTTCATCCGCAGCGTGCGCCCGGCCATCGAGCGGCTGAACAAGCCCAAGGCGCCGACGCCCTGAGCCAGCCATGAGCATCGAAACCGACTTCCGCGCCGCGCTGGTGGCGCACGCGCCGCTCACGGCGCTGGTGGACGACGGCATCGCGCAGGAAGCCGCGCCCAGCGTGGAGACCGTGCCCGTCGTCGTGTACTCCATGCTGGTGGACCGCACGCTTGGCCTGGACGGCACCCTGCACGGCAGGCGCGCCGGCATCGACGTGCAGTGCTGGGCCGAAACCGCCGCCGGCGCGCGCGCCGTGGCCGATGCGCTCATCGACGCCGTGGCCACCGTGCCCGACAAAGCCGTGGTCACCAGCGACCGCGGCACCTACGACCCCGAACTGAAGCTCTACGGCCAGATCCTGACCGTGGTGTGGATGGAGTGAACCCGCAGCCACCGCTGCACCGACTTCCCAAACCAGCCGCCTGAGGGCGGCTTTTTCGTTCCCGAAGAAAGGCAAACACCATGGCCACCATCAGAGGCATCAACTGCAAGGTCGAGGTTGCGCTGACCTTCGGCTCTGCCAAGCTGTTCAACGGCGTCACCAAGGCATACCCGCCGGTGGGCACGCTCGCCGCGCACGGCATCGTCAACGGCGACGCGGGCTACTGGACGATCGGGTCGGGCATGACCGAGCTGGCCGACCAGGCCATCCTGGCCAACAACATCACGGCCAACACGATCGAGATGCCGGGCCTGGACAGCACCGACTACAGCACCTTCGTGTCGGCGGCCGTCAACTTCCTCACCATGGCGCTGACCTGGGGCACCGTGGCCGAAGGCGCGGGCTACCAGGTGGGCGGCGGCGCGGGTGCGCAGCTGAACGACACGCGCCTCACCGACACGAAGACGCGCAACATCGCCGGCCTCTTGGCGCCGCAGGACATCACCATCGACGTGCGCACCGCGGTGGTCAGCAGCGCGGCCATGCAGTTCATCGAGCGCCAGGCCATGCGCAACCTGCCGGTGCTGGTCAAGATCAGCCAGGGCTCGCAGGTGCTGCGCGTGGCGTACGGCACGCCGTCGCTGCCTGGCGAGAACCTGTCCAGCGGCGAGCTGGCCAGCGGCAGCTTCAGCATCATCGTGCCGGCCTTCGCCGTGAAGCCGAACGTCTGATGAGCGACGTGCAAGGCCTGCTGGCCCGCATGGCGGCCCAGCGCGAGAGCTGGGTCGACCTGGGCGGCGGGCGGAGGCTGCAGATTCGCCGCCCGCCGGAGCTCGAGATGGCCGACCTGGCCGGTGGCGTGCGCCTCGAGCACGTCACGCGCCATGCGTGCGGCTGGTCCGGCTTCACCGAAGCGGTGCTGCTCGGGCCCTCGCAGGGCAGCGACACCTCCGTGCCGTTCCATGCCGACCTGTGGGCCGCCTACGCTGCCGACCACGCCGAAGACGCTGCCAAGGCGTGCCAGGCCCTGGCCGATGTCGTCAGCAGCTACCTGAAGCGGCGCGCGGAGACGGCAAAAAACTGACCGCCCTGCTGGACCAAGCCCGCGGCGGGGTCCAGTTCGAAGGGGCGGAACAGCCGCACGCCGACGCCGACGACCTGCTTGCCATGAACGTCTACAGCCTGCTCGCCAACGGCATGGGCGGCATCGACTGGTCCGGCCTGCCGCTGGTGGCCGGCTGGTTCGGCGTGGTGGACATGGAAGGGCTCATGCACCGCATCAACATCATCAAGCTGCACCGCGCTGCGAAGGACTGACGCATGGCCATCGCAACCCTCAGCATCGACCTGGTGGCGCAGCTGGCCCAGCTGCAGGCCGGCATGGACAAGGCCGGCCGCCTGGCCGAGAAGCAGGCGGCGCAGATCGAGGCGCGCTACGCCAGGCTTGCGCAGACTGCCAGCTCCGTGGGCGCGGCGCTCGGCGCGGCCATCAGCGTGGCCGGCATCACCGCCTTCGTGCGCGCCACGGTCGACGGCATCGACAAGCTGAACGACCTGAGCGACGCCACGGGCGCCAGCATCGAGAACCTCAGCGCGCTGGAAGACATCGGCGCGCGCACCGGCACCAGCATCGAGACCGTGGGTGACGCGGTGCTCAAGCTCAACAAGGTGCTGAGCGAGGCCAAGCCCGGCAGCGACCAGGCCAAGACGCTGGAACTGATCGGCCTGAATGCCGCCGAGCTCAAGCGCCTGGATCCTGCCGAAGCCGTGCGCCAGGTGGCCGTGGCGCTGGCCGGCTTCACCGACGACGGCAACAAGGCCCGCGTGGTGCAGGAACTCTTCGGCAAGAGCACCAAGCAAGCGGCCGCCTTCCTGAAAGACCTGGCCGGCGCGGGCGAGCTCAATGCCACCGTCACCACGCAGCAGGCGAAGGAGGCCGAGCGTTTCAACCAGCAGCTGGCCGCCCTTCAGAAGAACGTGACCGACGCCGCGCGCGGCATCACCGGCGAGATGCTGCCGGCCCTGAACAAGTTCTTCGACCGCCTGAACGGCAACCAGAAGGGCCTGGGCTTCTTCGGCAGCCTGAAGGAAGAGATCAAGGCGAACCTGGCCAGCGACCAGCTGCGCGTGGTGGTGAGCGAGATCGAAAGCATCCAGGCCGCAATCGACCGCCAGGGCGCGACACCCTACCTGGCCCGGCGCATGGCCGCCCTGCGCACCGAAGCCGCACAGCTCAGCCGCGAGGCGCAGGCCGCCAGCGACAAGCTCAAGGGCTTCGCCGAGGTGGCCAACCCCGCGGCCGCCGGCCGGCGCCCTGCCAACGAAGGCGGCGGGGGCCTGCGCAGCCGCACGCTGGGCGAGATCACGCCCGACGCGCCCAAGCAGGCCAAGCCCAAGCCGTTCGTGTCCAACATCGTCGACGAAGGCCTCACGAACGCGCTGAAGGAACTGGACAAGACCGACACCGCCCGGCTGCGCGAGCTGAACGCCGAGCTGCAGGCCCTGTTCGACCTGCAGCGCGAAACCCGCGGCGACCCGGCGGTGGTGCAGGCCATTGCGAACGTGAAGGCCGAGATCGCCGGCATCGGGCCCGAAGCGAAGAAGGCTGCCGAAGAGAAGAAGCGCCTGGACACCATCCTCGCTGCCACGCCGCAGGGCGTGCTGCAGGATGTGCTCACCGACATCGAGCTCATCAACAGGGCCTTCGACAACGGCGCCAAGAACACCGAGCAGTGGGCCGCGGCCATCAAGGTGGCGGTCGCCAAGCTGCCGCAGGAGACGGAGAAGGCGCTCGAGGAGATCAGCGAGTTCAGCCGCGAGGCGGCACGCAACATCCAGAGCGGTTTCGCCGACACCATCCTTGCCACGTTCGACGGCAGCACGCAGGGCATCCTCAAGATCTGGGGGAACATGCTCAAGCGGATGGCGGCCGAGGCGCTGGCGGCCGACCTCAGCGCGGCGCTCCTGGGCAAGGGCTACGGGTCCAAGACCAGCAACGTGGGCGGCTTCATCGGCCTGCTTGGCGGGCTGTTCGGCGGCAGCAGCTTCCAGGCGGCGTTCAGCCAGACCTCGTTGGGGGCCAGCGGCTTCGGCACCGGTGCGGCGTACGGCAACCTGGACTTCGGCGGCTTCTTCGCCGACGGCGGCTACCTGGGTGCCGGCAAGTGGGGCATTGCCGGCGAGCGCGGGCCGGAGCCCATCGTCGGCCCCGCGCAGGTCGTGCCAGCTGACGCCGGCGGCGGCGGCGCGCGCATGGTCGTCAACTTCAACGTGCAGGGCGACATCAGTGAGGCGAGCCAGCGCTACGTCGACCTGGCGCTCGCGCAGTTCGAGGCGCGCATGGCGCGCAGGATCTGAGCATGGCGATCGTCGACTGGCCGACCGACCGGGACTTCTTCCCGGCGAACTTCCAGGTGAGCGCCGATGTTCCCACCAGCGCGTGGCGCAGCCCGTACACGGGCACGCGTGAGACAGTGAACCACGGGGCGGACCGGATACTGTGCATCGTCTCGCTGCCGCCGTGCAGGGCGGCAGCCGCGGCACGGCGTGAAGCGCTGATCGGGCAGCTGGTGAGCACCGGTGACACCGTGCGCTTCCCCATGTTCCACCGCCGGCAGCCGCGCGGCACCTTCGGCGGCAGCCCCACCGTGAGCGGCGCCGTGGCGGCTGGGGCGCGCAGCATCACCGTTGCGGGCTACACCGCGCCGCCCAACCGGCTGGCGTACCCCATCGCCATCGACAACGCAGCCTGGATCAAGACCACCGGCGTGACCGTGACCGCGAACTACGCCAGCGCGCCGGATGGCCTGCCGGGCTTGGCCGATCGCGTGCAGTACAACGGCACCGGCACGTCGGACAACTTCCGGGTGTATGGAAGTGCCGGCGGCGATATCGCCATCCCAGCGTCCGGCGTGCAGGTGGTGTGCTCGGTCTACCTCACGGCCAACACCGGCACGCCCACGGTGCTCATCGCCAACAACCTGGGCAACTACACCACCTGCGCACTCAATGTCACTTGGCAGCGCTTCTCGGTGGTGGGCACCGGCAACGGTGCCTCCGTGGCGCAGATCCTGCTGTACAGCAACACGGCCGACAACGCCGCGTGGGACATCTCCATGTACGGTGCGCAGATCGAGACTGGCGCCACGCCCACGGCCTTCTCCATCGCATCGCTCGCCGCCGGCGACTTCATCGGCGTGGGCGGCAACCTGCTGCAGGTGGCCTACGCCGGCGCCACGGAAGGCGGCGCTGGCCTCATGACCGTGCCGCTGGCGCGGCCGGTGCAGAAGGCCATCAGCAACGGCGCAGCGGTGTCGTGGGACGCGCCCACCGGCCTCTGGCAGCTGGAAGCCGAAAGCATGGCGTTCGACTACAGCGCGCCGGTGCTGCAGGGCGGCATTGCGCTGCCATTCAGGCAGGTCATCGCATGATCACCTGGAACACGGCCGCGCAGACGCTGCTGGACGCGGCCGCCGCCGGCACCGCGCAGGTGGAAGTCACGGTGCTGCTCTACATCGGCTTCACCGTGCCGCAGCGCTACGTGCTCAACTCCAAGCCGAAGGACTGGGGCGGTTACACCTGGGCAGGCGTCGAGTTCGGCATCCAGCCCATCGACGACAGCGCCGACGCGCGCAACGCGCTGGGCTTCAGCTTCCCTGGCGTGACCAGCGCCGAGCTCAGCCTGGCGCTTGCCGGTGATGTGGAAGGCACTCCGGTGGACTGCTACGTCGCCATCGTCGACCCGGCCGACGGCACCGTGGCCGATGCGAAGCTGCGCTGGAGCGGCCAGCTCGACGTGCCCGGGTGGCAAGACGGCGCCGAGGCGGCCGTGCACTTCACGGCCGAGCACCTGGGCGACGTAGCGGCCCGCGTGAAGCCCTGGTACTACACGAACGACGCGCAGCAGCGTCTGGCCAGCGGTGACACCTTCCTGGACGTCGACATGCGCGCCGACAGCGCAGGCGACGTGTGGCCCGCGGCATCGTTCTACCAGGTCACGCCATGAGCGCCCGCAGCCTCCAGCGTGCCGGCCGCTTCGTCGGCGCCATCGTCGCGGCGGCCTACGGGCAGTACGCGCTGGCTGCTTCGCTGCTGAACTACGAGGTACAGCGCACCAAGGCCGACAGCCAGCGGCGGCGCGCCATCCAGGCATTCAATGACGCGCAGGTCGACCGCCTCGAGATGGTCGAGCGCAACCCGCGGCAGCCTCGCACGCGCGCGTACGGACGCGTGCGGTCGGTCGAGGGCGTGCGCCGGCCGCCCATCCAGACCGGCACGCACTCCGAGAACCTCACGCTGTTCGTCAGCCTCGCGGGCCACGAGATCGACGGCATCGAAGCCTGGTATCTCAACGACCAGCGCGTTTCACTCGACGGTAGCGGCTGGGTCAAGCGCCTGAGCTACGGCAACGGAACCGGCTACAAGACCGGCACGGCCGGCTATGCGCGCGGCGCCACCAGCATTCCGCTCACCAGCGGCAGCGGCACCGTGGTGGCCGGAGACGGCCTCGTGTTCGAAGGCGATTCCACCGTCTACACCGTGGCCACGGGCATCACCGGGCCCGGCACGGTGGTGCTGGCCGCGCCGGGGCTGCTCAAGCCGCTGCCGGCGTCGGCGGTGAACGTCTCCCTGGCCAAGGCGCCGTTCGTGGTGACCACCGCTTCGCCGCGCACTGCGGCGCGTGTGGGCGACGGAACCGTCACGCTCGACGCCGGCTACATCAACGGCACCGCCGTGGCCACCTACACCAGCGGCAGCGGTCAAGACACCGTGCAGGGCAGTGCATCCGTGAGCGTGGTGGGCAGCACCGCCACCGTGAGCGGCGTGCCTGGATCGGCGGACGTCACCGTCTTCTATCAGGTGGGCGAAGACACCAGCCACGTTCGCATTCGCTCCTACCTGGGAACGGCCGCGCAGAACGTCGGCGGCGACCTGGCGGCCGAGTACCCTGGCAAGATCACCGCCACCGACCGCGGCGCCGGCATTGCGATGGCGGTGATGGACTGCGTGTTCAGCACCGATGTCTTCCCGCAGGGGAGGCCCACGCTGACCGCGCTGTTCCGCGGCGCCAAGGTGTATGACCCGCGCAAGGACAGCACCGTGCCTGGCGGCAGCGGCACGCACCGCCTGGCCACGCCCAGCACCTGGGAATGGAGCCAGAACCCGGCGCTGATCGCCTACGACTACGCGCGCTGGCAGTACGGCTGGAACGTGCCGGCCGACCGCATCGTCACCGCCGACGTCATGGCCGCGGCGAATGCGTGCGACGTGTCCACCGTCTTCACGCTGCGGCACGCCGACGCCAGTACCAGCACCGTGACGCTTCCGCTCTACAGGGCGGACATGGTGATCCCCACCAGCGCAGACCCGCTGCAGGCCATGGAATCGATCACCGACGCTATGAACGGGCGCGTGTTCTGGTCCGGCGGCATGCTGCGCATGCGCGCGGGAGCGCTCGCGTCGACGGTGCTCGACATCGACAAGAGCTGGCTTGTCGAGCCCGTCAGTTCCAGCGGCGTGCCCGACCGGCAGCCCGTGATCATGGCGGCGCAAAGCATCACGCGCGCGCGGCGCTGGAACCGCGTGTCCGGCACCTGCGTCGACCCCGACCAGCGCTACCAGATGCTTCCGTACCCCGCGGTGGAAGACGCCGTGCTGCTGGCGGCCAAGGGGGAGCGCGAGACCGAGCTGCACCTGCCGGCCGTGAGCCACATTGCCCACGCGCAGCACCTGGCCAGCATGACCATCCGCGGCGCGCAGGCCGGCCAGCGCATCGAGATGCGCTGCGGTCTCAAGGCATTGCGGCTCGAGCTGATGGACGTCTTCACGCTGACGCTGAACGACCGCCACGGCATCACCGCCAAGACCTACGAATGCATCGGCTGGCAGTGGGCGCCTGACGGTGTGATCCGCGTGCAGGGGCAGGAGATCAGCGCCGCCCTGTTCACGGTGGATGCCGAGCTGCGCGGCAAGGACCCGGCGCCCGACAGCAGCCTGCGCGAGGCCTGGGATGTGGAACAGCTCACCGGCCTTGCCGTGGCCAGCGGCGCGGCCGCGGTGTTGGACACCAGCATCCTCACGCGCACGGTGGTCACCTGGGACGCTGCCGTGGGCGAGAACATCCGCCAGGGCGGCGAGGTTCAGATTCTGTACCGCGAGGCGGCCAGCACGGCGCCGGCCGATGAATGGTCGATCTGGACCGAGCGCGGCACCGCCACCGAGGCCGTGATTCCTGGCCTGCTGACCGGCCGCTTCTACCTCTTCGATGGCCGCTTCGTGCAGCGCCTGCCGCTGGTGCACGGGCCGCGCTCTTCGCCCGTGGTGCGCCACCAGATCGCCGCACGCCGCAGCACCAAGATCTTCAGGCAGACCACCGCGCCCACGGGCGACGTGATCGACGGCGACGAGTGGTTCGACACCGATGACGGGAATGCGTACTACGTGCGCGTGAGTGGGGCGTGGGTGGCGACGAAGACGGGAACGGGTGGCCTTGAAGACGGCTCAGCCGCCGTCATCGCGTCGGCGGACCAGGGGGTTGGGTCTTCAAACGTCAACCTGACGGAGACCGACATTCTGACGTTGACGATCGACCCTGCGGGCTTCCCGCTCCTGCTGTCCGCAACGGTCACAGCCGAGGGTTCGTTGTCCGCGCGTGACGTGACCTTCAAGATCAAGGTCGACGGCACTGCAGTCGTGACACAGACCTACACGCCGGTCGGGGACAGCAACCAGCCCGGCAATCCGTGGGGCATGTACGGCGGGATGCTGCAGTACGTCGTTGCCTCGCCCGGCACTGGCAGCAAGACGGTCAAGCTGACGGCAACTGGCTCGCACGCGACCGACGGCGTGACCGTTCGCAAGTGCAACCTGTACGCCGAGGCAAAGAAAAAATGAGCCTCAGACGCCGCTCGCAGCCGATGCCGGAGGAAGTGGCGGCTCTGGCTGGCTCCCGATTGGGCCCCCGGCGGTGCAGTCAGGCCGGTACTTGCACGGCATCTCCGACGCGGCGGACGCATCGTCTTCATGATCCCCGCCGCCGCAGGCTTGCAGCGCGAGGCAGACCAGGAGCGCGGAAATCATGCGTGAGGTGTTCATGCAACGCAGCATAGGCGCTTCGGCGCAGTTTTCCTACCCGCAGAGTTTGGGGGGTGCAGTTTTTGCGCTCGCCGCCAGTGTGGCGTGCACGTTTCCTGCGCCAAGCTACGCCGCCGACGAGTGGCGCACGCCCGACAAGCCGGCGCACCTGGTGGGCAGCACGGCCGTCGGGCTGGTGACTTCCGGCATTGCCCAGACCGGCCGCGGCGCCTTCGGCGCCTGTGCTGCCGTGGGTGCCGGCAAAGAGCTGCTCAGCTGGGCCGCCGACCGCCACAACCGGCCGAGCGCCAAGGACATGGCGGCCAACCTGCTGGGCTGCGGCATCGGCGTGGCCGGCGGCCGGTTCCTGGCCAGCAAGTCGGGGAGCCAGGTGCAGGTGTCCTACTCGTGGGAGTACTGACGTGATCGCCGACCTTCTGCCTGTGCGCCTGTACTGGATCGGCCTGCGCGGCGTGGCGCGCATGAACGGCCGCGAAGTGCGGCTCACCACGCCGCCCGACATCGGCACCCCGATGGAAGCGCTGGACTACGCGCCGGGCGAAGTCTCCATGGTCATGCCCAAGCGCCAGGGGTGGCGCGACATGACGCCCGACGAGATCGCGGCCGCGCGCCGGCTGCTCGAGCAACTCACCACCGAAGGGAACGCATCATGAGCACGCTTGCACGCCTGCTCGCGGGCCTGCTGGCGGGCTTCCTGGCCGCCGTGGGCATCACCTGGGTGCACGTCTTCTGGGCGAGCGTGGGCGCTTTCTTCGGCGCCGGCTTCGCGCCGTCCACGGGCCGGCTGCGCGCCATGCTGAGCTTCCCGCTGAGCACGCTGCTGGCGGCCAAGGCCGGCATCCTGGCTGCGGCGTGGGCGGGGCCCGTGGCCGGCATCCAGCCGCACGACATGGCGCAGGCCATCGGTGCGCTGGCCGGCATCGTCTTCCACCCGGTGGTCGCCGTGCTGGTCAAGGTGGCGCCCACCCTCGCGCAGATCCGCCTGGGCGTGCAGCCGGAGAACAAGCAGTGACGCACTTGATCCTTGCCGGCCTGGCCGCGGCCGTGATGCTGGCCTACGTGTGCCGCGTGGACGATCTTTCCTGGCGGCGCGAACCGTACCTGATGCTGGCGCACTCGGCCGGCGGCACGGTGGCGGCGTGGGTGGTCTCCGTGGCGGCTGTGGGTGATGCCGGCGCGCTGCACGTCGCTGCCCTGGCCGCCGATGCCGTGGCCCTGGCGCTGTTGTTCCGGCACCTCCCAGACCGCCGGCCGCCCGCCAGCGCCCCCATTCCCGCGCCGCCCGAGGCGATGCGCCATGTGGCCGGCGGGTCGAAGGACAGCGGGTGAAGCGCTGGGCCGCCGGCGTGGTGCAACTGGCGCTGGTGGGCGCCATCGTTGGCGGGCTGGCCGTGGCCGGCGCCGGCGTGGCGGGCTACCTCAAGGGCAAGCGCGTGGCTACCGCCGAGCGCAACACGCACTGGCAGGGCCAGGTCGACCGCCTGCAGGCGCAACACCGTGCGGCCGTTGACGCCGAGGCGCAGAGAGTGCGCGCGCTGGAAGAGCAATGGCGCCTGGCGCGCCAGGGAGCCGACCATGAACGTGAGAGAGAGCGCGCGTCGAATGCGGCGCGCGTGGCTGCTGTCGCCGCTGATCGTGACCGCCTGCGCGACGAGCTCGCCCGCGCCGCTGCCGGCGGTGTCGCCGAGGCCGACGATTCCGTCGCCGCCTGCCGTGACCGAGCCGCTGCCTTCGGGCGCGTACTGGGCGAGGCACTGCGCGCTGGAGCTGAATGCGCAGCAGCAGCTGAAGATCTCGCCACCAGCGTCAGGACCTTGCAGCGCGCCTGGCCAGGTGGGGAGGTAGCACCATGAAGTCCATCATCGTGCTGGCGCTCGAGGCGGTCGTGATCGCACTGCTGCTAGCCGCGCTGACCGCACCGGCGCGCGCGGCGCCGCTGTGCGAACCAAAGACCTGGCTCAACCCCGGCGCGCCCGGGTCGACCCGCGTCGAGAACTGGGCGGCCGACGGGCGTGTGGACGCGTGGTGGTGCCCAGCGCCTGCGCCGGCCGATGCGCCCGCCGGCACCACATGGTTCAGGGTGGCGAACGACGGCGGGCTCTACGTGCTGGGCTGGGAAGCGGTCAAGGCGGCCGTGCCGCGCGTGCTGGCGTCGTCCGAGCCCTGGGCCACGGCGCAGGCCGAGCGCCTGGCCATCGTCGCCGGGGCGAAGCCGACGGCCGAGCAGGCGTGCCGCGTCACGCAGCTGGCCCACGGCGCTTGCGTGATGCTGCAGATGGCCAGGCTGCCGGGCTACCCTGGCGCCGCCACGCGCGAGGAGGCGATGAGCGCGGAGAAGTGCGGTGCCGAGCCGGTGTGCGCGGCGGCGCCGGCCTGGGTGGTCGACGTCGGCACCGACGCGGCGAAGCTCACGCGGCCGGCGTTCGCGCTGGTCAACGGCGTGCGAGCAGACACGTCGACCGCACGGGCCACGAGCGGCCAGCCATGCCGGCCGGAGGTGGCGCAGGCGCCAAGCGGCGTGGCCGGCAAGGTCTTCGCGGCCTTCGGCCCCGACTTCGCGGCTGGGTGGGTGGCGCTGTGCCGAAGGCCCTGAACTGGCCGAAGTACTGGCAGATCGTCTACCGGCCACCGGGCTGGATCGAGCAGCGGCAGCGCACTTCAACGTGGCGCCCGTGCCGCCTTGCGGGGCTGTCGATCGAGCAGATCGAAGACCTGGTGCGGCGCGAGATCGAAGACCACACCGGGCCGGCGGCCGATGGAGAGAATGCGCCGATCTGGCGCGTGGGGTGATTCTTGGCCGCCGTGGCGCGTTTCCCGCCCATCCGGCGCGCGTCGCACAAGGCGCGCACCTATGAAGGCGAGGTGCGCGGGATGCGCGCCGAAGGGTTGCAAATCCGTCCAGTCCGGTTCGACTCCGGATCGCGCCTCCACCTATGAAACGGCCCCATCTGCGGGCCGTTTCTCATGGGTGGCCGGTGGGGAACTTCTAGCCCACCTTCTTCCCGATCTTCCCCACCGCCTCGGCCAGCCGCTGCACCGCGTGGTGGGCGTAGCGCTTCGTCGTCTGCGCCGTCTTGTGGCCAAGCACGGCCCCCACCGTGCCTAGGTCGACGCCTTCATTGACCATCGCGCTGGCGGCGGTGTGCCGCAGGTCGTGCAGGCGCACATGCTGCAGGCCGCAGGCTTCGCGGGCAAGCGGCCACCAGTAGTCGATGACGCTGCGCGGCGGGATCGGCACGCGGGCCGCGCTTGCCGCCTTCGGGTGTACCGGCACGAAGCGCGGCGTGCCGTTCTTGGTGTCGCGCAGCACGAACGCGGCTGGCGTGCGCTCGGCGCGCTGGGCCTCGCTCACGCGCATGCCGGAGTAGTACAGCACCCGGATCAGCGCGCGCACTCCAGGGTGCGCGCATGCGCGTGCCAAGGCGACCATCTGGGCGCGGGTGATGGTGATGTCGCGGGCGTTCCTGACGGTGGGCTGCACCACCCGTTCGCCGGGGTCGTGCTCGCCCATCTGGTGCCGTTTCCATGCCCAGCGGCAGGCCGCGCGCAGGTAGGCGATGCGGTTGGCGATGGTGGCCGGTGCCAGTGCGCCGTGCTGGTCGGCGGCGTACTCCGCGGCGACGGCTGGGAGGTCTTCGATCGGCCGCCCGGTCCACCAATCTCTGGTCGCATCGAGCTCGCGCTCGGTGTTGGCGCGGGCCTTCAGGTGGGGGAGTCGTTCCCGCCGGAAACAAGCGACAGCCTCGTCAATGGTGCGCCGAGGCTTGGCGATGCCGGTCGCAAGCGCGTACAGGGCCGCGCTTTCCTTGCGGTCGAAGGCGTCGGCCTGGGCGCGGGTCCACCCGGGCGGGAGAAGCTGGCGCCGCCGAACGCGCTGCCCGCCGATGCGGCGGTCGAAGTCGAAGCGCCACTGGCCGGTGCGCTTGTCGCGGTAGATCGGCATGCTGAAAGGTAGGCGGCGAGGTCGGAGCGGGCGAAGCGTACCGCACCGCGGCCGGCTCCGATGCGGTAGCAGGCGAGGGCGCCGCTGTCTGCCAGGTCGTAGACGGTGCGAACCGCCACGCCGAGCAGCGGCGCCGCCTGGCGGGCGGTGAGCTTCTCGTCGTCCAGTTCGGTCATCAGCTTCCCAGCGCGTCCAGCGGGCTGCGCACGCCGCGGCCGGCAGCGGCGCCGATGACGTGCGTGTAGATCATCGTGGTCTCGACGTCGGAATGCCCCAGCAGTTCCTGGATGGTCCGAATGTCGGTGCCGGCCTGCAGCAGGTGCGTGGCGAAGCAGTGCCGCAGGGTGTGCGGCGTCGCGGGCTTCGTGATGCCGGCGGCTCGCAGCGCGGTCTTCATCGCACGCTGCACTGTCCAGTCGAAGATGTGGTGCCGGCGCTCTTCTCCGGTCTCGGGGTTGACGTGGTAGCCCTCGGTGGCGAACACGTACTGCCAGGCCCATTCGCTGCCGGCGCGCGGGTACTTGCGTGCCAAGGCGTGCGGCAGGTCCACGCTGGTGCGGCCGAGGCTCAGGTCCGTGTCGTGCCAGCGGCGGCGCTCGGCCAGCAGGCTGGCCAGCGGGCGCAGCAGCACCTCGGGCACCATGACCACGCGGTCCTTGTCGCCCTTGCCGCTGCGCACGGTGAGGCGGCGCTCGCGCAGCTCGAGGTCTTTCACGCGCAGGTGCTGGCCTTCCGAGAGGCGCAAGCCGGTTCCGTACAGCAGCCGCAGGAACAGGCCGGGCGTGCCGCTGGTCTGGGCGAGCAGGTCGCGCGTCTCGGCGACCGTGAGCACCGTGGGAAGGCGGCGCGGTTGCTTGGCGCGCACGACGTGATCGACCCAGCCGACATCCTGCTGCAGCACATGCTGGAACAGGAAGAGCAGGGCGGCCAGCGCCTGGCGCTGCGTGCTCGCCGAGACTTCGCGCTCGTTGGCCAGCCAGCCTAGGAACTGCTCCACGTCGACCTTGCCGAGCTCGCGCACCGGACGACGGCCCGACCACAGCACGAACTGACGCGCCCAATGCCAGTACGCGTCGAAGGTGCGCCGGCTGTAGTGCCGCACAGCGCAGGCTTGCTTGATGGCCTCGCGCAGGGTGGCAGGCCGGCGCGCTGCGACGTCGCCTAACACGGCGGGCTTGTCGTACGAACGGGCAGTGGTCTCAGGTGCGACAAGGACTTGCATCGGGGTGCGTCCGTGTTAGGCGACGGGATCTGCTGGCGAATTCAAGTTAGCCGGCTTGAGCAGTTCATAGGCCACCACGCGGCGCAGGCCCAGCCGGCGCAGCGTGTCGCGGCCCGGGTTCACGTTCGCGTAGGCCCGAAGCCGCGACAGGTAGCCCACGTCAATCTCTGTCACGCGGGCCACCGCTCGCAGGTTTCCGTGCTGCGCCACGAGTTCGTCAATGCGGTCTTGCAGGGTCAAGTCTTCGGCCCTTCCGGTTTGTGCTCATCGCACCAGCCAAGGCAGCCGTTTTCGCGGCATCCGTCAGGCGTCTTGCAGACCGGCGCCTGTTTCTGCGTCTCGCTGTATTCCCGCAGCGTGTTCATGTCCGCCTGAACTTCTCCCGCTCGATCAGTCGTGAACACCAGCCCAGACATGGCGCGCTCCAGCGCGGGCCACAGTCGGTGCAGCGCAAACTGCATCCGGTGCGCGTCGCGCTCAGCCTTCAGCCTGCGGGCAACCTCCTTGCCGAACTCGCAGTCCTCGGCGTGCCACTCACCGCCGCACACCGGGCATACCTGCGGCGGTTCCTGACTCTCGGGCGGGTCGCCAAATGCTTCGCGGCTCATCAGTTCACCTCGTAGTCGTCCGGGAAGTCGTCCTTCGGTTCCTGCGCCTTCAGCCGACGCCCGAAGTCCAGCAGCCGCGCGTGCAGGTCGGGCCGGAACGTGGCGAACACGTCGCTGCAGTGCAGGATGTCTTTCAGCAGCGTCACCAGTTCGCTTTCACGCTGGCCGGATTGGTGCTTCACCTGTGCCTGCAACGACAGGGCCAAAGCCCGCCATTCGGCAAGGCCCTTGAGGGCCTCGTCCAGGTCTTGCCGCAGGGCCGCGCTCACCGCACCGCTCCGTAGGCTTGGCGGTCGGTGCGATAGCTCAGGATCGCGTCGTGTTCGTCGCCTTCCTCGGCCATGAGGTACTCGCGTGCATCGTCAGCGGTGCAGCCAGTGGCCTGCATCACACGTTCCACGCGGACGGCTTCCGTCCAGTTCTTGCGGTTGCTGATCCAGGGGCTGTAGAGGTTCACTTGCTGGGTGGTCATGTCGCGCTCCGGTTGGTGTGTCGATGGGTGTTATTGAATCACAACAACATCAGCACGTCAACACCTTTTTGCATCACGTATACTTGCGGCATGGAACAGCCAAAGAACAAGGGCGGTCGCCCGCCTGTGCCGCCCGAACAGCGTCTCGTCCAGCGCAGCATCCGCTTGCCGCCTGACCTGTGGGCCAAGATTGACGCCCACGGCTTGGAGTGGTTGCGTGCCGTCATTCGTCGCGCCCGTCCACCGGCCGGCTAACCCCCGGTTCGAGCGGACGGCCCACGGGCCGCGCGCTCAACCGGACCGTTGTGCG